GAAATATTCTATACTGCACAAGGAACAATAATACCAGGATTGACTGAATCTGCATATTTTGTAGAAGTTTTAAGTAGCACAAACCAAATAAGATTATATAAATCTAGATCATTTATTCCAATTGCTGATTTTGAAGAATTTGAACCCTTACCAGCAGGATCAGGTACTCATACATTTTCATTAGTTGGTATAAAGGAACAGGAAATAGCATCACAAAAATTATTTAAAAAATTTCCATTAAACTCAAGTTTATCTAATTCAACAAATGTATTGACATCACCTGGTACTACAGGTATGCTTATAAACGGTGTTGAGATCAGAAACTATAAATCAAATGATAAGATATTTTTTGGTCCTCTTCAAAGTATAAGTTTATTGAATGGTGGAAAAAATTATGATGTTATTAAACCTCCAAATGTTCAGTTATCGGGATCTGGTGTTAGTAATACTACTGCATTAATCAGACCAGTTGTAACTGGAAATATTGTTGATATTGAAATCGACCCTCAAGATTTTGATATTAAAAGAATAATTTCTGCAACAATTGAGGGTGGTAATGGTTCTGGAACAGTATTAGAACCTGTTCTTCAAGAAAGAAGAAGAGAGATATCTTTTGATGCTAGACTGATAAATGATTCTGGTGGTATTGATAATATTAATGAAAGATTAACTTTTAGTACAAATCATAATATAGTAAGTGGTCAACCCTTAGTTTACGATAGAAATAATAATCCACCTCTTGGTATCGGAACTGTAGGTAATGATGCTGGAACTTCAGTTGTAGGTGTTGGAACAACTACTTTAATAAATGCTGCTACATACTATCCATCAGTTTTAGATCCAACTACAGTTCAATTATATCAAACTTTATCTGATTATAATGCTGGTATTAATACAGTTGGTTTTACGACAACTAATAAAATAGGAATTCATAAGTTTAAACTTTTAAATGGTCAAAATAATCTAAAAGATATAAGAGTCATTGATGGTGGTTCAAATTATGAAAATAGGCAAGTATTTGTTAAACCAGTTGGTATAAACACAATTACAGATGTAATTAAGTTTAGTGGTCATGGATTTGCTGATGGTACTAAAGTTGTTTATTCTACCGCTGTAGGTGTAGGATCTACAATGCCTGTTTCAATTACAGGATTAACAACCTACACTGGAATAACATCTACTTCTAATTTTTATCAAATCATTAAATTAGATAATGATTCATTTAGAATTGCAAATGCTGGACTAGCAGGAACAATTACGTCAGAGTATCAAAGAAATGACTATATTAAATTTTCAGATCAGGGAACAGGATTTCAAGTATTTAAATACCCAGATGTTAAATTAAATCTAAAATATGAGTTATCAAATACCAGTGTAGGTGTTATCACCGCAACTCCTGTTGTTAGGGGTTCTATTACAGATATTCTTTTATATGAAGAGGGAACTGGATATGGATCTGATATTTTAAATCTTGAAAAATCAATAACAGTTAATATTAAAACAGGTAAAGAAGCACAACTAAAACCGATTATAACAGACGGAAAAATAACGTTTGTAGAAATACAAACAAGAGGTCAAGAGTACACCTCTGCACCTGATTTAGAGGTAGTTGGTATAGGTACAGGTCTTGGTGGAAAGTTAAGAGCAGTTGTAGAGGGAGGTAAAATAGTTGATGTTATTATTCTTGAGGGAGGTTTACAATATCAACAGGATAAAATTGATATAAAAGTAGTTCCACCAGGTAGTGGTGCAAAATTAGAAGCAGTAACAAGAGGATTAACTGTCAACACATTTAACAGATATGGCAACGAAGCACTTGTAGAAACAAACAATAAATTAGGATATTCTATAGTTGGTTATTCAACTCAGATTGGAAATGATTCATTTGGAGATACAGGAAATAATCATTCACCAATTATAGGTTGGGCATATGATGGTAATCCGATCTATGGTCCATATGGTTATAGTGATTCGACTGATCAAAATTCTCCAGTAAGAATATTAAACAGTGGATACATTCTTGATACTTCAGGTATTATTGATAGACCAACTGGATTTAGTAATGGATTTTTTGTAGAAGATTATAAGTTTAATAACTCTGGTGATTTAGACGAACATAATGGAAGATATGGTAGAACACCCGAATATCCTAATGGAACATATGCATATTTTGTTGGTATTACAACTAACTCTCTTTTACCAGCATTTCCATATTTTATAGGAAATACTTATCGATCAGATCCTAGTGATGAAAACTTTAATATAAATCAAAATACTTTTGACTTTAGTAGTTCTGATTTAGTACGTAATAGTTATCCGTATAAAGTATCTGATCAATATGCAGATAATGATTATATTATTGAATCAAATGAAATTACAACACAATCATCAGTTGTTGAAAGTACAACTTCAGGTTCTGTAAATTCAATTAATATTATTAATCGTGGAGATAATTATGAAGTTGGAGATAGTGCTGTATTTGATAATACAGGCACTAATGGTGGTGGACTAAGTGTATCTGTTAATAGTGTAACTGGAAAAGACGTAACATCGATTAATACAACTGTTGACACATTTGAAAATACAGTTTTTGTTTGGAAAAATCCTAATACAGTATCAGCATATATTTCAACAGCACCTTCTTTAAATGATAATGATAATATTATAATTTCGGGATTAAGTACAACCAGTATTAACGGGTTGTCAGGTTCACATGCAATTGGTATACAAACTGCAAGCACTGTAGTTTACAAAGAAATTCCAAATTCATCAACAACTGGTATTGTGACTGATATTTACGTTACAAATATACCATCAAGTATTAGTGCTGGAAGCAGTATTGGAATTGGAACAGAAAAACTATTAGTTTTAAATACTTTTAATAGTAACAATATTATAAGAGTAAAAAGAGGAATCTCATCAGGTGTTCATACTGTATCAACTAAGTTGAGTTTAACCCCTAGTTTCTTTGATATTTCTTTAGACACCGAATATTTTGATTCTCAAGTAGACGATTTAATATATTTTAATCCTCACGAAAGTATAGGTGTAGGAACTGTTGTTGGTTTAGGTACAACCGTTACTTCTACATTGGGTGACTTAACTAATATTGTATCAGTACCAACTCATAATATTTTCTTACCTAATCATCCATTTGAAACAAATCAAAGAGTAACACTTACAAAACCTGCAGCAGGTTATGGATTAACTGTATCAAAAGATGATGGTGTAACTACATTTACTATACCAAAAAGTGCCAATACTGAAGATGTATTCATAATTAAAAAATCAAAGGATTATGTTGGAATAGTTACTCAAGTTGGTTTAACAACATCTACACCAGGATTAGCATTTATTGGACATAATAGGGTTGGATCTAGTAGTTTTGAATATTTACTCCAATCAAACTTTACTCAGACAACAGGAAAACTACAAAGAGTTGATAGTGTTGTTTCAGTATCAACTGCTCATAATTTAGTAGATGGTGATGTTATTAGTCTTGATTTAACACCAAACCAATCAGTGGGTATTGGTGTATCAACTTCAATTAATTTAAAATTTGATTCAAATACTCACAATCTTTTAGTTAATCCAATATCAATACCATCTAGTGGTGTTACAACTTCTACTAATAATTTTAACTTTACATCACATAATTTAACAACAGGTAATAAAGTTCAGTATATTTCTACATCAATATCAGAGGGTCTTGCGAATCAAGAATCATATTATGTTTACAAAGTAGATGATAATAATTTTAAATTAGGTGAAACATATTCTGATGTAACAAGTAATCCTGCAAGTATTATTGAGTTAAGTTCAACAGGAAATAATCATGAATTTTCATTAATAAATCCACCTCTTCCAGTTTATAAAAATAATAATTTAGTATTTGGTGTAGGACATACTTCACTAGTAGGATATGAGTTGGAAATATATCATGATAAAGATTTTAAAAACCAATTTATTTCTGTTGGTAATACTGCTAATTTCCAAGTTATAGGTGTAGGAACTGTTGGAGTAACTTCAACTGCAACAGTAACATTGAATTTTTATGAAGATAATCCATCAAATCTTTTCTATAATATTAAAAAATCAGGATTTATAAGCACTGCTGATACTGATGTTGTTAATTATAACAAAATTCATTATCTTGATAGTAAATATAGTGGTGAATATAGTATTTTTAATGTTCCTTCTGTAGTTGGTGCTTCATATACAACATTTAGCATTTCAATTCCTGAAATTCCTGAAAAATTATCATATGGATCAACTGAAACTAGCACATTAAAATATTCTACAAAATCAATAAGAGCAAAAGGTCCTGTTGAAAGTGTTAATCTTAATTTTGGTGGTGTTGGATATGATGATTTACCGTCATTTGTAAGTATTGCATCAACTCAAGGAACTAATGCAACTTTACTTCCAGATTCAACAACGATTAATAGACTTGATGATGTAAGAATACTGAATCCTGGTTTTGAATATTCTTCAGACCCTACTCTTAAACCTGAAGCATTTGTTTCTCCTGTAATTTCCATAATAAATTCAAACACCATTTCAAACATTGAAGTTGTTGATGGTGGTAAAAATTATACAAGTCTTCCTGATTTGGTAATTGTAAATCCATTAACAGGATTGCAAGACACTTCTGGTGCAATAATTGCTGGAAGTTTAAATGGCAGTTCATTGCAGGATGTAAAAGTAATTGTTGCACCTAAAGGATTGCAGTCAATAACTCATGAAATATTTGCACTGAATAATACTAATGGATCAACTGTAAGTAAATTAGATTATAATCAATCAGCTGGTATTGTAACATGTACTTTAGTTACTCCTGTTTTAGGATTTTCAACTGCTCCATTCTCGGTAGATGAAGAAATATTTGTAGAAGGTCTTCAAAAAAGTGGTTCAACAGGAACTGGTTTTAATTCAGCAGATAATGGGTTTAAATTCTTCAAAATAAGTGCTGTTACTAACAATAATCCAACTACAATTGAGTTTAATTTATCAGCAGTTACAAGCAATGCTGGAATTGCTAAAACTAATCAAAATTCATTTGGTGTTGTAGTAAGTAAAAATGATTATCCTACTTTCAAGGTGACGCAAGAGGTATCTAGATTTAGTATTGGTGAGAAATTATTATCATTTGTTGGATCATCTTATGTTCCTGTTGACTTAAGAATAACAGAATCATCTAATGATTTAATAAAAATTGAAGAATTATCACCTGGTGCATTTAACTTAACTTCTGGTCAACTCATAAAAGGTTTTGTAACTGGTAATGTAGCAGAAATAAATTCAATATCTAAAAATACTGGTGTTTTTGAAATTAACTATTCACTTAGACAAGATCAAGGATGGAATGACGATATTGGTAAATTAAGTCAAGATTATCAAGTAACACCAGATAATAATTATTATCAAAATTTATCTTACAGTGTAAAGAGTAAAATTACTTATGAAGATTTAGTAAATCCTGTTAACAGGTTGCTCCATACAACAGGACTGAAAAATTTTGCTGATGTTGGTATAACATCTGTTACAAATGCAGGTGTTACAACATCTAGTTTTACCGACACTCTTGCATTAGATTTTATTGATCAAAAACGTGTGGATACAATTAACAATTTTGATTTTGCTAAAGATATTGACACAGTAGATGGCAAATCTAAATTCTTAAAATTAAAAAATACAAAATTATCACCATATATTGAATGTAGAACTAATAGAGTTCTTGAAATTGATAATATTAGTCGTTTATTTTCAAATACAGCTAATAGTTTAAGTGAATTTTTAGATTTATCAATTAATACAAGATATGCTACATTTTTAATTCAAGTTAGAAACCCAAATAATAAAAATACTCAAATATCAGATCTTATTTTATATAAAAATGATTCTAACGTGTTTACTGCAGAAAGATCAAAAGTACACACTACTCCCTCTGAATTAGGTGAAATTAAAGGTGAAATTGATAATTCAGGAAATGTAAGTTTAAAATTTACACCTGATGACCCTGATAATAATGATTATGATTTAAAAATATTAAAAACATTTTATAATACAAATTTGACTGGTATTGGAACCCAATCAATAGGATTTATTAATTTATCAGGAATTAATACTACAGTTTCTGTTGCAACTACATCTAATATTATTTCAACATATACTGGTAACACTGATGCATTTTTTGCTTCAATTGAAGTTAATAATACAACTACAGAACAAACAAACTTTGTAGATTTATATTTAACTCATGATGGAACAAATTCATTTATATCTGAATTTTATGCAGACACAGAAGATGGACCTACATCTAATTTTATAGGAACCTTTTCATCTGAAATAAACTCTGGAGTATTATCACTAAACTTTGAAAATGATCAATCAAATGATGTTTTAGTTAGATCAAGAATAATTGGTATTGGAACTACTGCTGCTGGTATTGGAACTTATAGATTTAAATTATCTGGACAATTAGATGGCACCGAGAGAACATCAAAATTTGAATCTAAATTCCATAATGTTTCAGCAGCATCTACTATTGCAACATTTACAGAAAATCAAATTAGTTCACTTAAAGGATTTGTTCGTGTATCAAGTGGTTCTACAAGTTCTCTTCATCAAGTTTTAGTTGCACATGATTCAACTGATACTCATACAACACAATATCCATTTATTTCGATAGGAAGCACATCAGGCATAGGTACATTCTCATCAACAATAGTTGGTAATGATTTATGTCTTAATTTCCATCCAGATTCACTATACAGTGGTGGAACTAATAGTGTTCAAGTTCAATCATTTACAGAAGCATTCTATTCAGAAACTGATTTATTAAATGTACCACCAGACTTACAGTATGGAACAGTCACTGAATCATTATCATTCCCACAATATGATGCTGTTAACGGATCAAGATCTAATAAAACAAGTTTTGCTCTACAGAGTGATTCAAAACCAATATTCCAAAAACAATTTAATCCATCAGATGTAAGCACATTAAATGCTGCTACTGGTGTATTCACAATAATTGACCACTTCTTTGAAACTGGTGAGAGATTAATTTACGTACCAGGTTCTACCTTTACTGGAATTTCATTGTCAGGAATTGCAACTGCAGGTGGCACATTAGGATCAGAAGTATACGCAGTAAGAATTAATAAAGATACATTTAAAATTTCAAAATCTCGTTCTGATGCATTAGCAGGAATTGCAGTTACATTTACTGGAACTGGAACAGGAAATGCACATGAATTTGAAATGTTTAAAAAGAATGAAAAAGCATTAATGTCTATTGATGGTGTGATTCAATCTCCAGTTGCATTTACACCTATTACAACTGATTTAGAATATAATATTACTAATACTGCAACAACATTCAGTGTAACTGGAATATCATCTATTACTTCTAATGATATAGTTAAAGTTAATAATGAATTTATGAAAATCACAAATGTTGGTTTAGGAACTACTTCTGTAGGACCGATTACTAATAGTGGTGGTGTAAATTTGTTTGAAGTTGAGAGGGGTGCAATAGGATCTGCTTCTACAAATCATAGTTCAGGTAATACTGCAAGATTATTCTCTGGAGGTTATAATATTGTAGATAGTACAGTTCATTTTGTTGATCCACCAAGAGGAACAAATTCAACACAAAAAACATCATCAAATTTAGATCCTGTAAGATCCACATTTAGTGGAAGAGTATATTTAAGACAGAGTTATGCCACTAACACAGTATTTGATGATATATCAGGAGATTTTACTGGTATTGGACAAACTTTTGATTTAAGAGTCGGTGGAGCAAATACTACAGGAATCCAAACAGGAAGTAGCATTTTATTATTAAACGGTATATTCCAAACACCAACTACATTTAATAATCTTGGTAATAACTATGAATTTTCAGAAACTAGTGGTGTTAGTGAAGTGTCATTTACTGGAATTAGTTCATCTAATGGCACAAAAATTATTAGTGATTCTGATGTTAATCAAAATCAATTACCAAGAGGTGGTGTAATTGTTTCATTAGGATCTACTGGTGGATTAGGTGTTGCAAATCTTGCTGCTGCAAAAGTAAAAGCAACTACTAATGGAAGTGGTGCAATCGTAGGAATTGTTGGTCTTGCAACAACAGGAAATTCGTTTACTGTTAGTGATGCATCATTTAATAATACTACAGGTGAACTTCAAATTACTACATCAGGAAATCATGGATTTAGAAATATAAATGAGTTTGTTAGATTGAATGGTTTAACATTTAGTCCTACATTAGGTATCTCTACAACCACATCATTCAGTGTAACAGGAATATTATCTGCAACAACATTTACAACAAATGTAGGAACTAGCACTGTTACTCACGCATATTCAAGTGGTGGAAATGCAGTTGAGTTCTTATCAGACTTAAGTTTTGGATCTGGATATAGAAATCCAGTTTCTGTTGCTGTTACTGATTTATCTGGAAATGGAGCAAGTGCAGATATTTCTGCAGAAGTTGTTTCTAATACTCACGTTTTCATAAGTGCAGCAACAAATTCTGTTTCAGTTACTGGAGGTCTTTCTCTTACTCCTACAAATGCCACATACGATCCAGCAACAGGAGATTTAGTAATTACAAAATCATCTCATGGTCTAACAACAAGTAACACTGTTGGTCTTGCTACAAATGGTTTTGTATTCAGATGTGCTCAAGATAACTTCTCAACTGATCACGCATATCCAAGATCTGGTCCTACTCCAAGTTCAGGTGGAGGAGATCCTGCACATGGTAAAACTTTAGCAATTACTTCAAAAACAACAAATACATTTACAGTCAACGTAGGCATTACAAATACAGGCACTGGTGGTGCATTGAAATTTACAATCAACAATGCTGGAACAGGTTATACTCAACCACAAATTCAAGTTTCTTCACCATCATACGAAAATCTTTCTATTACTGGAGTCTCTAGAAGAGGAATTGGAGCAACCACAGATACTGGAACTGGTGCAACATTAACTATAGGAGTTGGAGCAGCAGATACAACAGTTGGTTTAGGATCAACATCTTTTGAAGTAACTAGTTTTACATTAGATAACACTGGATATAATTTTAAAGTTGGAGATGTATTTAAACCAGTAGGTCTGGTAACAGATAGATTTTTAAATACTTCACAATTAATAAATGATTTTGAGTTGACTGTTACTGAAGTATTCAGAGATCAGTACTCATCATGGAATTTTGGTGAATTTGATTTCATTGATTCTGTTAAAGAATTGCAAAATGGAGAAAGAACAAGATTTCCCCTAATTTACAATGCTAGTCTATTAAGTTTTGAAGTTGATGAAGATAACCCAGATTCTTCACTTATTGATCTCGATGCATTATTACTAATATTTGTTAATGGTGTAGTTCAAGATCCTGGTGAATCATATACATTTGATGGTGGTACTTCATTTGAATTTGCTGTGGCACCTGATGCAGACGATATAATTGATATATTCTTCTATAAGGGAACTACTGGAGTTGATGCAGTTCAGGTTTCGGCTGGTTCTTCAGTTTCACCTACAATCAAAACAGGTGATATTGTTCAAGTATTTAAAGATACTTCTGGAATTACAACAACTCAAGGAGAAAGAACAATATCTGCAATCAATTCTTCGGATGAAGTTGAAACTGATTTATATACTTTACAGGGTGTAGATGAGAGGAACTTTAAACCTTTAAGTTGGATAAAACAAAAAATTGATAAGAAAATAAATGGTGAAGTAATATTTAAGACAAGAGACTCTTTAGAATCTCAAGTTTATCCAACTTCAAAAATTATAGGAGATCTATCTACTACTGATACTGAAGTATTTGTTGATAATGCTAGATTCTTTAATTATGAAGAAGATAATTCACTTTTAACTATAAGTAGTGTTGGTGGATTAATTGTTGGTGCTGGAGAACCTGTTTCTGCTGCACTTACTGCAACTGTCTCAATCGGTGGAACAGTTTTACTTACAATAACAAATGGTGGAAGTGGTTATGTTGGATCAACAACTTCAATATCAATATCTGCTCCTCATGCGATTGGTGTTGGTATTGGAACAACTGCAACTGCAAATGCAACTATAACAAATGGTGTTATAACAAACACAGTAATAACAAATGCTGGATTTGGTTACACATCAACAGCAGTGCCTCAAGTCCTTGCTCAACTCCCAAGAGCAGTTAAAGAGGATATAGATCAAATATCAGTTGTTGAAGGTTATGATGGTATTATTACTGGAGTAGCAGTTACAGATGGTGTTGGTGGACATCCATTGGCACTTAAATTTACTCTTGAACCAGACTTTGTAAATAATGCAAATTCAACTACAGGTCAATTGAAAGTTGGATATCCAATAATGGTATTTGGTACAAAAGTTGGACATGGAGTAACTTCTGTTGTTAGTGATAACAATACTGTCGTTGCAACAGGCACAACCTGTCTTGATAACATATACTTTATAAATGATTATCTTCCTGCAGTCGGTATTATTACTTGTAATATAGATACTGGTGTAAATACAACAGGTATTAACAATGCAGCAGTTGGATTTGGAACTGGAGGTTTTTCTTGGGGAAGACTTTCTGGATTTGCCAGAGGTACAAATGCTGTATCGATTGGAGTTACTGGTTTAACAATAGACTCTGGATTAACGACTTACCCATCTATCCAGAGAAGAGATTTTGGTCTTAGGGACACTGGTTCATTAAGAAAGGATCTTGGGTAGTATAAATATAGAAAAAAGCTAATGATATGGCTGCAATTGTAACAGATCAATTTAGAATTCTAAACGCAAATAATTTTGTGGAGACAGTGGATAACTCTGCAAATTCATATTATGTTGTGGTTGGACTTGCCAATCCAGCACTTGCTGTTGGTTTTGGAAGAACCACTAATTGGAATACTGACACTCCTAATCCAGTAGATAATTTTAATTATATTAATCATACTGGTGACACACAAATTTTTGGAAAGAAAGTAACAAGTGCAAATGTAAGAAGACTAATAACAAGAAGAAATTGGACACAAGGAACAAGATATGAAATGTATCGTCATGATTATAGTGTGACAAGTCCATCACCCGTAACAAATTCAACAAGATTATATGCGGCTAATTACTATGTTATGAATAAAAACTTTGATGTTTATGTTTGTATTGATAACGGTTCTTCTGGTATCAGCACAACTGGTAATGCTTCACAGGATGAACCTTTATTCACTGATTTGGAACCATCAAGAGCAGGTGAAAGTGGTGACGGATATATTTGGAAATATCTTTTCACAGTTCCTCCAAGTGATATTATAAAGTTCGATTCTACAGAATATATTTCAGTTCCTGGTGGTTGGTCATCTTCTACTGAAACTCAAATACAATCTGTGAGGGAAAACGGAGATTCCACCATCAATAATAATCAAATCAAAAAAGTTTATATTGATAATCAAGGTTTTGGGTATTCTCAGAATATTGTAGGTAGAGAAGTTGATGTAATAGGTGACGGATCAAGTGCAAAGGTTGTTATTGATACTGATAGTAATGGAAAGATAACTAAAACAGTTGTTTCTTCAGGTGGACAGGGATATACCTATGGTATGGTTGATTTAGGTCCTTTAGGAAATTCTGCAGTATCAGTTGGCAATAAAGCAAAACTTATACCAATTATTCCTCCATCAAGAGGTCATGGATTTGACCTATATAAGGAATTAGGGACTGATAAATTATTAGT